GTGTTGATAACGCAACAGCAGTTGGTTACCTTAAAAACGGCGAATTCCAACAGGCTCCACTACCACAGAGCTTACGAGATGTTCTACAAGATGTTAAGATTAATCCAATTGCAACATTGCCTGGAGCAGGAATTGTATTGTTTGGTCAAAAGACAAGGGCTAGAAATTCAAGCTCTTTAGATAGAATTAACGTATCTCGTTTAGTTGCGTACCTACGTAGACAACTTGACTTGTTAGCTCGTCCATTCTTGTTTGAGCCAAACGACAGAACTACACGTAACGAACTCAAGCAATCGGCAGAAAGTTTATTACTAGAACTTGTAGGACAAAGAGCACTTTACGACTTTATTGTTGTATGCGATGAATCTAACAATACTCCTGCAAGAGTTGATAGAAACGAACTATATCTTGACATTGCTATTGAACCGGTAAAAGCAGTGGAATTCATTTACATTCCATTACGCTTGAAAAATACTGGTGATATTGCAGCCGGAAGATAATGGGTAAATACATAGAACAAGGAACCCTACGATGATCACTTTAAACAAATTTTCAGTTCCAATTCCGGGGCAAGGAAATCAGACGTTACTGATGCCAAAACTAAAATACCGCTTCAGGGTATCTTTAGAAGGTTTTGGCGCATCTGGCGGAAGCACTGAATTAACAAAGCAGGTAATGAACATTACTCGCCCAGGAGTACAATTCGACAATATCGAATTAAACATTTACAACAGTAAACTTAACTATGCTGGTCGTTACACATGGGCAGATATTACCCTTGTTGTAAGGGATGATGTAAGCGGAGATACAAGTAGAATTGTTGGAGAACAAATTCAGAAACAATTTGACTTCTTCGAACAAAGTTCTGCGGCAGCAGGTATCGATTACAAGTTTACAACTAGAATTGAAATCCTAGACGGCGGTAACGGATCCAACGAACCAGGCATTTTAGAAACGTTTGAACTATACGGATGCTATCTACAAAATACAGTTTATTCTAACACAGATTATTCATCTAGTGATCCTGTAGATATTACTATGACAATTAAATATGATAACGCTATTCAAATGAAGGGCACTACACGCAGTGGTATTGGTTCTGAAATTGGAAGAGCAGTAGGCCAGGCAGCAACTGGTTTAGGTTAATCAACATAACCCAATAAAAACGGACCTTACGGTCCGTTTTTTTTAATCTAAAATCTGCATCTGTGCATTATGATTCTTGCCCTTACCATTAAGTATTTCATTAAGATAAAAAGTAAGTTGATGTAGCTCTTCCCTACTGTAATGAAAATACCTGCAAGGAAATCCAATGACATGCATCAGATAACTATCACTTGGTCTATGACTTAAACTTAAGAATGCTTGATTAGGATTTGCTATATTTTCTCTTACATGAGAAAACATAAAAGGCCCGCTATTTTTTCCAACTATAAGCTCTGCTTTAGTTGATAAAAATCCTATCTCGTTAAGGTCACCTCCTTCTACTTCTGCAAATATATCATCTGTAAAATATATATTAGATGTATAAGGAAACCACTCGGTACTAAATTTTGTAGTACACACAAATGAAACATCAGGATGAATCTGTGCTAGATTTTTTATAATCTCTCCCATGGTGCCTAATTGACTTTGAGAACTTTGTGCTATTCCATTACAAAATAAAGCTATACGTCCTTTACCTTCAAGCCATGCCAATGCAGGCGCAATATTAAATTTTGACCAATCTGTGGTAGGTATAAGTGCAAATAAGTTAGTAGTATGTTCAATTGGCCTATCTAGATACCATGCTACTCTGTCGTAGATATACATCCACATTCTATTGAGCATTGGGTAGTTTGCGTGTTCCTCATTAGGAAACATAAAATCTTTATACCCTCCAACCCAGGTGTTAATGTAGATGGTATCCTCTGATGCAGAAACTCTATGAGAATCTGTTACAGGTATTTGATCAATAGGTAAGTGCGTGAACGGCATATCTCCCATAGTTTTAATCTTATTAACCTGTGAATGTGAGAATTCAATATCAGGTAGTTGTCGAATTAAATCTTGCATATAACCTTTACCGGAGAACACATCTCCGTTATGCCACCTATTATAAAAACAAATTTTATTGATAGTCATTAGTATATTTTTTCCTCAACAATGTGGCTATTAGTAAGTTCATTAATTTGTCTTTTCACCACTGCTCGTTTATCATTATAAATGTAAACAGACCTAGCAAGGTCGATAAACTCCTGATCAAATAATTTTGATTTTTCTTTAATACGTATGTCGTCTTCAATTTGCCAAATAATTTCATTAATACATTTTAGTTCTAATGACAAATTTCTAATTATTATTGTATCTAAATTAAGCAACTCTGAAAGTTCGTCGAGCTCTTTAGTAATATTTTGTATTTTACCTGCGTCCGACGTGTGATCTAATTTTATCGATAAGATTGTAATTTTATCAATTAACTCTCCTACACTTATTGGAGCCAAAATGCGACTAGACATTAAATTTCTCCTAGTGTTTTAGCTAGCCATTCTAAATCTTTTTTGGTAACAAAGTGACTATTACCTATATAGACACCATTGTCGTTTAGTAGATCTACATTTGCATTTTTACGGGGAGTACCAAACTTGTAACCTTTAAGGAAGGGTTGACGTAGCAGGTTGCCTCCTACAATAGGACGATGTTCAACGCCGTTGTCATCGAACACTTTTTTCATTTTTTTAGTAAGTTCTGGATTTTTACAAATGAACGGAAATGCAAAATTACTGTTATGTATATTATGATCAACAGGATAAAATTTGTCTTTATGATCGTCCATGATTTTAACAAATTCTTTAAAATTCTGTCGACGCTGGTCAATCATATCGTCAAGGCGAGTAAGTTGACTTAATCCTAATACTGCATTAAAGTCGCTACTGCGAAAATTATATCCATCTGTCATGAACAAGAACTGTGAATGTATTTCTGGATACTGGTCAGCATACTTTTTCAAGTTTCCCGACTCACGTGCTAGTCCATGACTGCGTTTCATACGCATGAGTTCGTATAGTTCGCTGTCATTTACGTTAACCATACCACCTTCAATTGTAGTCATATGGTGGCCAAAATAAAAGCTAAAACTTGCCGCAACACTATTTGCGCCAACTTTATAACCGTTAATATCTAAACATCCGTGAGACTCGCAAACGTCATCTAGGATAACTGCATCGGGAAATATCTCTTGATATAGATCATTATCTGCAGGAAACCCTAACAGATGTGTTACAAACACAATTTTAATATCTGGTTGTTTTTCTTTAATTTCTTTCATGTGTTCAATATCAAAACTAAAATTTTGTAAATTGACATCACAAAAAATTGGTTTGAAGCCTAACTGAAACACTGGACTAATGTTAGTGACCCAGGTACATGCCGGAACAAGCACCTTATCACCATCTTTAAATCCGTATTTTTCTTTAACGGCCGCCATGATTAAACTATTAGCAGTGCTACCCGAACTAACCATTAACGCATGTTTGCTTCCTACCCATTGAGCCCATTGGTCTTCAAATTCTCGAACACGTGGTCCGTTTGTGTAGCGATCACTAGTAAGTAAAAACTTTATCATCTCATATTTGTCACCCCAGGTAACAGCATTTTTCATTAAAGGCCAGCGTGATTGTTTCATAGTTTTCTTTCGATGTCTTCTTCAGAACATTCTTCTCCGTATTGTATTTCTATTAGTTGTAATGGTTGATCTGTTTCATTACACAGGTGATGCCACTCATTAAGTCCTATCCAAATAGGTTCGTGTTGATTAAACGTGCCTATTAATTCTAGATCTGTAGTAATTGAACTTAAGGTGTAAACAGTTGCAATTCCTTCAGCAACAAACCAAAATTCTTTTCTTTTTGCATGTCGTTGCATACTTAAACTCTTACCAGGCATAACTGTAAGTTCTTTAAGTTTAAGTTGAGTTTCTGTTTCCATGCCGCGTTCGTATAACAGTCTAAAATGCCCCCAAGGTCTGTCAGTCTGCGGATGTTTCCATTCGCTTAAAATCCAGCGGCTACTATTTTGTTTCCAGTCTCCACCTACACCAAATTGAAAAGACAAATTTGGATCACTAGCAAACATTTCTTGTTCAGGAACGTTAGCAGTGTTTCTATCACCGCCATTTGCAAATACAATGTGTGCGTCTGGATACATTGCTCTCACTTGTGTTATACCGTCAGCTCCAGTACCATCTTCGTCATTAAGATGTAACACTTGATAAACACATTCTAAATTTTCAATAATAGCAGAACGTTCTGAAAACGGCATAAACGCTCTACCTTTTTTCCTCTTTAACCAATCATCTGAGTTAAGGCCCACAATTAAAATATCTCCTAACTGCGAAGCAGAATTAAGATAAGATAAATGTCCAGAATGGACTGGGTCAAACCCGCCGGTACATACAACTATTTTCATAAAGATAATCCTTTTTTGCTATCATTAAAGCACATATCTGCTACAAGACCTTCTAACCCAAATACAGGGTTCCAACCTAATACAGTTCTTGCCTTGGTGCTGTCACCTAATAAGGTATTAACATCAGCAGGCCTATAAAATTCTTCGCTTACTGCAAATAAAACTTTACCCGTATCAACATCTATACAGTGTTCATTTAATCCGCTGCCGCGCCACTCAACATTACATCCAAACCATTTAGCAGACATTGTACAAAATTCTCGTACAGTAGTTTGTATACCCGTTGCTAACACATAATCACCTGGAGTGTCTTGTTGTAACATTAACCACATGCCTTCTACAAAATCTTTTGCATGACCCCAATCACGTAAGGAATCAATGTTGCCTAACTTTACAGGCTCTTGAGATTCACCTGATAAGATTTTAGCAAGCCCTTTAGTAATTTTGCGTGTGACAAAAGTTTCACCGCGCCGTGGACTTTCGTGATTAAACAATATTCCGTTGCTGGCATGTAATCCGTAACTTTCTCTATAGTTTACGGTAATCCAATAACCGTAGAGTTTTGCAACTCCGTAAGGACTACGAGGATAGAAAGGCGTAGTTTCTTTCTGCGGAACTTCTTGAACAGAACCGTACATTTCGCTTGTACTGGCCTGATAAAATTTTAC